CAAGAGCCGTCTAAGACCCGGCAAAACCGACCGCCTCAGATGCCCCACAAGGCGCCGGATAACCGTACCCCGCTACATAGATACCCCCTTTATTCTACCAGTGGTTGACGACGATCAACCGAAAAGAGGGAATCTAGCTATTAGTAACAACGAGTTACGAGAGGTTAATTTATCATGGGCCACGTAAACGTCGTTTCCCTGCCGAGCGAGGCAACGGAAGGCGCGAAGGAAGTCGCCAACCTCATCCGCAAGGTGGCGGACGACCTGGAAGCTGGCCGCATGGCCTCTGTCATGGTGTGCGCCATCGACCACAAGGGCGACGTATTCGAGATCCGTAGCGGCTCGATGGACCCGCAACGCGACGCCGGTGTGCTGATGTCCATGGCGATGATGCGCCTCGGATACACGGCGGGGGGCTAATGTGGCTCGATCAAAACGGGATACGGTCACGGGGCTGACTGAACAACAGGAGCGGTTCTGTGTGTTCTACATTACCGGAGGCCAGGACGGCAACAAGGAGCTGATCGGCAACGGGTCTGCGTGCTATCGGGCCGCCTTCCGGCCGAAGAAGTTAAAGCTGCAAGGTATCTACAAGGCTGCCAGCACAATGCTGGCTGACGAGAAGATACAGGGAAGGATAAAGGCCTTACGAGAATCTGTATCTGACAAGGCCGGAATGACCCAGGCCGAGATACTCAAGATCGCCGGCCACATGGCGCGCGCCAGTCTTGCCGACTTCTACGACGAGGCCGGTGCGCTCAAGTTGCCGTCTGAGTGGACCGAGGAAATGCGCCATGTCGCGGCTGGCCTCAAGACGCACGACTTGTTCTTGGGGTCAGGCGACGAGCGCGCCAAGATCGGCGAAGTCCGCGAGGTCAAGCTGATCGACAAGAATCAGGCAGTGGAACGCTGGTTCAAGCACTTTGGCCTGTACGAGAAGGATAACAAGCAGAAAACAGACCCGGTGCGCGACCTGCTGGCCGCGATTGACGGCCGCTCCGCCAAGTTGACGATCAACCGAAAGCCGGTTGGCTGATATGTCCGGCGCGCTGGACCTGCGGTTTAATGACGCCCAGTGGGCAGACTGGCGCTGGCGGGTAAGCAACCTGTACTGGATCGTGGACGACGAGGGCCGCAAGGTGGCCTTCCGTCCGAACGCAGAGCAGATGCGGTTCATGGATGACCTGTGGACGCTCAATCTGATACTTAAAGCACGTCAATTGGGATTTACGACTTTGATCGACATCATCGGGCTCGACCTGGCGGTATTCAACAGCAACCAGACCTGCGGTGTGATCGCGCACAACCTGGATGACGCCCGCAAGATATTCAAGAACAAGGTCAAGTTTCCTTACGATAACCTGCCGGATGAACTGCGAAACGCGCAGCCGCTGGAGACTGACTCGGCATGGGGGCTGTCATTCCAGAATGGCAGTAGCATATCGGTCAGCACGTCTGTCCGGTCTGGAACATTGCAGTTCCTGCATGTATCGGAGTTCGGCAAGATCTGCGCGAAGTTTCCGGACAAGGCCAAGGAAATCGTCACCGGCTCGTTCAATACGGTGAAGGCCGGTCAGTTTATCCACGTCGAGTCAACGGCTGAGGGTCGCTACGGAAAGTTCTACGAGTATTGCAAGGCCGCCCAGGATGCGCTGAAAGAGGGCAAGCAGCTTACCGAGCTCGACTTCCGGTTCCACTTCTTCGCATGGTGGGAGAAGGACGATTACCGGCTGGACGACGACGTGCCGATGACGACGGCCATGCGCGACTATTTCAAGTCGCTGCAGGACAAGCACGGGATATTCCTCGACCGGGAACAGAAGGCCTGGTATGTGAAAAAGGCCTCGCTGATGGTTGACGACATGAAGCGCGAGTTTCCGTCTACCCCGGACGAGGCTTTCGAGGCGGCGATTGATGGCGCCTATTACGCGCAACAGATGAGCGCCATGCGCGAAGCTGGCCGTATCAAGAAGGTGCCGCATGTGCCGACTATGCCGGTCAACACGTTCTGGGATCTGGGCCGCAATGACACGACCTTCATCTGGTTCCACCAGTTTGTTGCCGGCGAGCACCGGTTTTTCAACTGTTACGAGAACAGTGGCGAGGATCTGGCGCACTACTATGGCGTTCTGCAGGAGCAGCCGAAGCACCTTTGGGGCTACCATTACTTGCCGTTCGACGCTGAAAACCAGAACCTTGAGCGTAACGAGAGCCGGGTAGACCGCCTGATTGAGCTCGGCATTCCGGCCGAGAAGATCATCGTTGTTCCTCGGGTGGACAACATCGGCGAAGGCATAGAGCAGGTCCGAAAGGTTCTGCCGATGGTCTATATCGACGAAGAGAAGTGCGAGCGCGGGATTGCTTGCCTCGATAGCTACCAGAAAGAATGGGACGAACGTCTTGCCGTGTACCGCGATCGCCCGCTGCACAACTGGGCGAGCAACGGCGCTGACGCCTTTCGCCAGTTCGCTCAGGGATGGGTTCCCAAGGGAAAGTCATTTAAGCGTCCTGAGCGCAGTCTGAGCCATCGGACGGCGTAAAGATCATTGCGGGTTAGTTCAGCAGTAGAACGCCTGACTCATAATTAGGAGGTCGTTGGTGCGATTCCAACACCCGCTACCAAACAGAGGTAAGCATGAGCAAGATGGTCCTGGCGCTGCGCAAGAAGTGTCCCGATAACCTGCTCAAACAGCCCGAACCAAAGATCGCTGGCTACCGGGAAGAAGTGAGAGACAGAGGGAATCTGTATGTGCAGACCATGTTCAGCATGAAGCGAAAATTCGTTGTGGCGCGCACGATCGGAGAAGGCGACCAGATGAACCGAATCATGTCAGTCCGCGCCAAGGCGCGCGCCAAGCTGGTATCGCGGTTCTGGCGCCACCTCGGCGCTGCATGAGGTTTAACGTGGAACATCCACACTAGCTGATGTGCCAAGCGCACAAACAGTAACGACTTCGGTTATGTCGAAGTCAGCAACCAGCCCCTGCGGCTGGTTTTTCATTTTGGAGGCCTTAATGTCCAACATTCTCGGTGGGTGCATGCTCGGCGGGCCGAAAGCGCGCGGCGTGCGTCGACATGGTGACATCATTGTCGGTTATCAGTATGTCCAAGACGAGCCCGCTCTGGTGATGTGGCCGGCGCGGCCGTCGGCGCGGTCCGGCGCCTTCGTGGTCTGTCTGTCGGTGGCGTTCAAGTACGACCACAATGGAAACCCGAGCCCGTACTGCGTCGAGCAGGCATTCAAGGCCTGCGAAGTGATGTGTATTTTCCCGACCAAGCAGCAGATTCATCGCATCGTGACCGCCATTCACGACAACCTGGAGGAATTGGTGCGCATGAAGCCTGAACAGCAGGACGCGCCGCAATCCGTGGGTGAGGGGAAGCTGATCCTGCCAAACGGTAAGACCATCGACTTTGAATTGACCCGAGACCAGCTGGAAGGCATGGCTTCCTGATGGCTGAGTTCGAGAACGTCAAGGCGATCGCGGTCCATGACCCGGATTCGCGTTACGGTTCCGACATGGAGGCCGAGGCGCCGGATCATCCGATGGATTCTCCGTCCGCAGAAGCGACATTCCGTAAACTGCAAGAATGGTATCAGCAGGAGCGCGAGCGCCAGGCCGCCAACCGCTACCAGATGGCCCTCGATGAGGACTTCTACGACGGCTTGCAGTGGTCGGAAGAAGATATTACCGAACTGGAATCCCGCGGGCAGGCGGCTTACGTCTACAACAAGATCAAGCCAACGATAGATTGGGTGATCGGCACCGAGAAGCGCACGCGCATTGATTTCAAGGTGTTGCCGCGTGAAGAGGACGATGTAGACGGCGCTGAGACCAAGACCAAGCTGCTCAAGTATCTGTCTGACGTGAATAAGACGCCATTCCACCGGTCGCGCGCCTTCTCCGATCAAATCAAGGCCGGCGTCGGTTGGCTGGAGGACGGCATTCGCGCCGATCCAGAAAAAGAATTGCTTTATAGCCGTGCCGAGTCATGGCGAAACATCATCTATGACTCGTCCAGCGTTGATCGAGACATGGAGGACGCGCGCTTCATATTCCGCATGCGATGGGTGGACCTCGACATTGCACAGGCCTATTTCCCTGACCGCGCCGAAGTGTTGCGGCAGGCGGCCATGGGGCAAGACCTTTTCAACACGGAAATGGATGACGAGTTCTGGTATCTCGGGCAGCACTTCCAGGCGCGCGACGCCAAGGGCGAAGTGATTGGCCGGCGCAGTTTCGTGTCGGACGCGCTGTTCTTCAATCGTCGCGAGCGTGTAAAGCTGATTGAGTGTTGGTATCGCGTTCCAGTATGCGAAAAGCTGTGCCGCGGCAAGGGCTTCGACGGTGCCAAGTTCGACCCAGCCAATCAGGCCATGGTTGCCGCCTACCGTGACCAGGCCATTTCCGTTGTTGACACGGTCCGCCTCAAGGTGCGGTGCGCTATTCTTACCGAAGGTCACATGCTGGTTGACGCCGAAAGTCCGTACAAGCACAACCGATTCCCGTTTACTCCGCTGTGGTGCTATCGCCGGTCACGAGATAATGCCCCGTATGGATCGATTCGCAACATCCGTGACCCACAGGAGGATCTGAACAAGCGCGCCTCCAAGGCTCTGTTCATCTTGTCCACCAACCAGATCGAGGCCGAGGTTGGCGCCTCAGACGACTGGGATGAGACGAGGGCAGAGGCCGCCCGCCCGGATGGCGTGATAATTCGCAACAAGGGTTATCAGTTAGAAATCAAGCGCGACTCTGTCCTGGCCGAAGAGCATCTAATGCTCATGGACAAAGACGCCAAGATGATTCAGGACGTGGGCGGCGTCTCGGATGAGAACATGGGGCGCGAGACCAACGCCACGTCCGGCAAGGCGATTCTGGCAAGGCAGGATCAAGGCAGTATCTTGACCGCTGAGATCTTCGACAATCTGCGTTTCGCCATGCAACTGCAGGGGGAGATTCAGCTTTCCCTGGCAGAGCAATATGTTTCCGAAGAGAAGGTTCTGCGTATTGTCGGCAACCGCGGCAAGCTCGAATGGGTGAAGGTGAACCAGCAGGGCGAAAACGGAGAGATACTCAACGACATCACGGCGCGACAAGCCGACTTCCTGATCGGGGAAGAGGATTTCCGCCAGACCTTGCGCATCGCCATGTTCGAGACCATGAGCGAAATGGTAGGCAAGCTGCCACCCGAGATTGCCATTCAAATGCTCGACATGGTCGTGGACCTGTCAGACGCACCGAACAAGGAAGAAATGGTCAGCCGTATCCGCAAGATCAACGGCCAGCGCGATCCGGACGCCAAGCTCACGCCGGAAGAGCAGCAGGCCATGAACGATAAAGCCATAGCCGACGCTGAAAAATCCAAAGCCGAGAAGAGCCGGTTTTATGCCGAGGTGGCTGGTTTGCTTGCCAAGGCCGAGAAGGATAGTGCCACTGCCACGAACCTGCAGGTCGATTCGCACGGCAAGGCAGCCGAGACCGCAGCCATGCTGGCCCAGTTCCCTCAGCTGGCTCCGCTGATCGAAATTATGATTGCTCAGTCTGCGAAACAGGCTGTAGAGCAGGCGCCGCCAGCTATGCCGCCTGAATTGCCGCAGCCCATGATGCCGCCTTCTGGCGGACCTATGGACGGTATGTCTCACATGGAGGCGCCACCCGGCGCCCCGTAACCACAACGAGGAAACCACGATGAGCAACAACAAATTCAGCGATGCCGATCTGGCCGGTCTGAGCGAAGAAGAGCGCGCCGCCATCTCTGGCGATGACGAGGGCGAGGCTGTACCGGACAGCGGTGATGACGGAGCCACGGGTGACGGCGAAGATCCTAATTTTGGCGCAAACGTGCCGGCCGCACAGGCCGACAAAGTCGAGACACCGGTAGCGGCAGGAGACGTTAAGCCAGAAGAACGCGAGTTTACCCCGTCCTTTCACATCGAAGGACCAGAAAATTTCAAGGCCAGCATGGAGTCCTTGAAAGCCGAACGCGCTGCGTTTACCACAAAATTCAAGGAAGGCGAGATTTCAGTCGAGGAACTGCTGGAAGGGCAGGCGGCTGTTGATGAAAAATCGAATTCTCTGCGCGAACACCAGTTCGCGGCAAGCCTGACGGCCACCCTGGACGAACAGAGCAAGGCACAGCGATGGAAGATGGAACAGGAAGATTTCATGGACGCCAACAAGCAATATGTCGAAAACAAGATACTGCGCTCCGCCCTTAATACGGCCGTGATCGACGTCGCCAGCCGCGAAGAGAATGCGAACTGGAGTGGCAAGAGGGTGTTGGCCGAGGCACACAAGGCCGTTCAGGAAAGCATGGGAATCAAGCCAACGGCTCCGATTGAATCGGCGGCAGACGCCGCTAAGGCTGCTGTAAATCGCAAGCCAGACCTGTCCGTTGTCCCAAAGACGCTCGCCGGATTGCCAGCCGCAGGCATTCAGGACACCGGCATTGACGAGTTTGCACACATCGACAAACTGCAAGGCGTGGAGCTTGAGAATGCGCTCACCAAGCTGACCCCAGACCAGGAGTCGCGCTACCTCCGGGCCAACGGATAGCCCTTAATGTCTCTGTTTATTGACCTGCGCATCGGTGAGTCGGTTTCCATCGACAAGGGCCGCGTGAATGTCACCCTTCGCGAGAAGAGCGGTCAGCGCGCGCGCCTTGAGTTCGAGGCAGAAAAATCGGTGAGCATTGAAAAATCCAAGCCAACTGGCAATTTTGCTGCCAATGGGCTGACACAGGCGGCGGCTGTCGCCGGGTAAAGAATTCGCGGGATTCCGCGGAAGCCTCGGTCCGGGCATCGGACCAATCGTGGCGCATGAGTGCCGCTCAAACCAAGGAGCACACTCATGGCTCGTACTATCGTTGGCCTGAACGACGCCAAGGCCGTCAAACGCTACAGCGGATATCTCGCTGTGGACGTTGGCCGCACGTCGTATTTCAACAAGAAGTTCATGGGGGTCGGCGAAGATGCCTCCATGCCGATCCAGATGTTGCCGCATCTCGAAAGCGATGCCGGTGAAAACATCACGTTTGACCTGTCCATGCAGCTCAAGATGCAACCGGTCGAAGGTGACAACACCCTGGAAGGCAAGGAAGAGGATCTCAAGTTCTTCACCGACAACGTCTACATCGACCAGATGCGTGGCGGTGTGAACACCGGCGGCAAGATGACCCGCAAGCGTACCCTGCATGACCTTCGCAAAGTCGCGCGCAAGCGTCAGTCGGAGTGGTGGGCTCGCGTGTTCGACGAACTGTTCTTCATGTACCTGTCGGGTGCCCGCGGCATCAACGCGGACTACATCTATCCGACGGACTACACAGGGTTCGCCAACAACAGCCTGACGGCTCCGGATGCAAGTCACATCCTGTACTCGGGTGCGGCCACGTCCAAGGCCAGCCTTGTCTCGACCGACAAGATGGTCGTTGGCACCGTTGACCGCCTGGTAGCGAAAGCCACCATGCTCGGCGGCGGCACCTCCGGCGTTCCGCAGATTCAGCCCATCAAGATTGACGGCGAGGACCATTTCGTCCTGCTGATGTCGCCGTGGGATGAGTACAACCTGCGCGCATCGGCCACGGCCGCCGGCTCGTGGTTCGACATCCAGAAGGCGTTGGCCACGGCGGAAGGCCGCAGCAGTCCGATATGCAAGGGCGGTCTCGGCATGATTAACAACGTCGTGCTGCAGAGCCACAAGGCCGTGATCCGCTTCTCGGACTACGGCGCCGGTAGCAATGTGGCGGCTTCCCGCTCGTTGTTCATGGGCACCCAAGCGGCTGTATGCGCTTTCGGTTCCCCTGGCACCGGTCTGCGCTTCGACTGGAACGAGGAATCTCGTGACAACGGCAACCAAGCCGTTATCACGACCTCGACCATCTGCGGCATGAAGAAAACCTCGTTCAACTCCCTTGATTTCGGGGTGATCGCGGTCGATTCAGCGGCGGCTGATCCGGGCTAATCCCTCAAACCAACACTGTACCGGGCGCATGAGTGCCTGGTTCCTCTACTTTTTAAGGAGATTCAATCATGGCACTTCTCAAAACCAAGCATGCCTTGGGCGTCTATCCGATGCCTTCGGCTGATGACAGTGATGTACTGGCGATTCGCATGGAGTATTCCATTGCGGCTGTGCTGGGCCTCAACGACGTGATCTACATGGGCGACCTGCCAGCGAATCATCTGCCGGTGGACTTCATCCTGGATTCGGATGACGTATCGGCCGGCGCCGACGTGGTGATGGGTGTTGGCATCATCAACACCACCGATAACGGCCTGTCCACGGCGACCGCTGACGGCGGCGCTGGCTGGCTGACCGGCTCGACCATCGGCCAGGCTGGCGGTATCGCTCGTCCGACCGTTGCCGCCATGTCGCGTGTGACTAACTCGGAGACGGCGCGCCGCGTTGGTGTTCATATCTCGACGGCTGCGACCACGACCACCTCCGGCAAGGTGGGGCTCACGCTCCTGTATCGCGCGGCCAGCTACGGCAAGTAACCCGTAAAGTAGCCAAGCAGACGAACAGGGGCCGCTTTGGCCCCTGTTTTTTTAAACCACAACGGAGGTTCCCGTGCTCATCAAACTCAACATCAAGCGCCAGGGCGGCAGCAAGATTGATATTGGCGATAAGCTCTATCACTTCGCCCCGGACAAGAATGGCGACCACGTCTGCGACGTGACCGACAAGGAACACATCAAGCGATTCATGTCCATTGACGCCTACGAGCCGCATGATGCCGTGGCGGAAAAGGCAGTCAAGACTGGCGTGATTCCTTCGCCTCCCGAGCAGGACGTGCCAGCATCTGATGAATCTATGGCCGATAACGACACCTACGACGCCATGGACCGTGGTGCGCTCGCCGCCGAGATCGAGTCCCGCACCGGCAAGGCGCCTCACCACAAGACCGGCGAGATCAGCCTGCGTGCTGCGCTGCGCGAACTGGACACTTCTGAGGCCGCGTAAGGATGTCCACGACGGCTTACACCAGCTTCTTGCCGAAAGTATCCCCGGAAGTCCCCGGCTGCCCGCTGTCGGTAGCCGAGGACGCCGTGCGCGAGGCGGCGATTGAGTTCTGCGAGAAGGGTTGGGCGTGGATCTACACGCACGACCCGCTATCGTCCATCGCCAATGAGGGTATTTACCCGTTCGAGCCTCCTTCTGGGGCTCTGGTGAGCCGTGTTTTGCAGGCGTGGTACGACGATCGTCAACTCGTCCCGCGTACCGCTGACCAACTGGCTGAAGATTATGCGAACTGGACGACTGAGACCGGTTCGCCGCAATACATGGTTCAGGACGATGAAGAGAACCTAACCATTGTTCCGATGCCGACGGCCGGCATTGTTGATGCTATACGCCAGCGTGTTTGCCTGCGTCCGTCGCGCGCCTCCACATCCATTGAGACGCGCATCTACGAGCATCACATGGACGCCATTGCCATGGGAGCTAAGGCGAAGCTGATGATGATGTCCGGAAAGCCATGGGAGAACACAAAAATGGCGGCTGCCTATCAAGGCATGTTCCAAGAGAAGATCGACGCTGCCCGCTACAAGGCGCAGAAAGGTTATGGTCGTGCAGTGCGACGTGTGGCCGGGAGTTTCTTCTAATGCTTGGCTCCGCGGTACTCAACCGCGTCAGCGAGATACTACAAGACGCCAGCAACGTCACATGGACGGCACCGCAGATGATCGAATGGCTGAATGACGCCATTCGCGCGCTGGTATTGGTGCGCCCGGATGCTTCCAGCACAACCGCTTCCATGCAGCTTGTGCCGGGCACAAAGCAGGTGCTTTCCGCCGCCGTCGATCTTCGTCTGATTCGCGTCGTTCGCAACATGGGTGCGAACGGGACCACTCCGGGGAGGGCCATCAGGCTTGGCGACATGGGTGTGCTGGACTCTTTTGCTCCTGATTGGCACACCGAAGCCTCTGCCGTCGTCGTCAAAGAATATATGTTCGATGAAGCGCGACCCGATGAATTCTGGGTTACTCCACCGGTCCATGGCACCACCCAGGTTCATGTCGAGGTCGTGAAATCTGTTCTTCCGTCTGCCATGACCGCATCCACCGAGACCGTCCCAGTGGATGACATATATGGCCCCGCCTTGATCGAGTGGTGCTGCTATCGCGCTTTCTCGCGTGACAGCGAGCATACGCCAAATTGGCAACGCGGCGCGCGCCATTTTGCGGCGTTCTTCAGCCTTCTGCAGATTAAGATGAAGTCCGACATGGCAATCAATCCGAAGGTAAGGGCGATGGTGGAGAAACAGGCATGACAACGACCGTCAACCAGGGCGACAAGTTTAATCTTGCCATTCCGCAGGGATCAACTTTCAAGCAAATCTTCTATTTCAAAGACAGCGACGGCGTGGCAGTGAACCTAACCGGATATGCCGGGCGCTGCCAGTTTCGAGAATCAATCGGCGCCACGGTAACGCTTTATAACAGCACGACTCTGGGCGACATAACAATCGCCGGATCGACGGGCGCCGTCACGCTGGAAATACCGGCCGCCACGACAACGGCATGGACGTTTCGGTCTGCCGTGTACGATCTTGAGATCGTGGCCGGCGACGGAAAGGTCACGCGCCTGGTGAAAGGCCGTGTCCGAGTAGATCAAGAAGTTACCCGGTAATGCCCACTCCCACCCCGCTTAACGACTAAGGGATGCGCTGATGTGTGAACTCCCGCTTAATGATGGTCGGGTGCTGGTAACCGTGATGGTTGGTGGAAAAGCACTGCGAACCATCACGCGCAAGTGCCGTCTGGCAACGGTTAAGCGCCACCTGTTGATCGCCGCCAAGCGGATGGGGATGAACTGAAATGGCTACACGCATCTATCTCATGCCCATGCTAGAGGTTGGTAATGGCCGCGCCCCAAAGTACATGGCCTCTCCAATCAACCAGACCGGCTTGGCGGTTCGCTGGAGCGGTATGGACTTCGGGTACGAACCGCTGGCGCTGGTAGCGGCAGACGTGACACCAGCGCAGCACACAGCGCTCGCTGCGAACGCAGATGTGCTTGCGGTCCCGGTAGACCTACAAAGTTCGCCTGGCGTTGGTGCTGTGACAACCATCCAGACGTATCTGGAAAGCTATAACGTCCCCGCCGATTGGGTCAACACCACGCTGACCTACGCGCAGATTCTCAAGCGCGCCAGCGTGATGTTCCAGCTCGCACAGAGGTTGCACGGCATTCTTGGAAACGTGCGGCTGTTCGGTGGTGCGGTCACGCTGTCTTCCACCTTGGCGAGTCTTCCGGCGAGTGCGCGGCAATCATTGCTCGATGCCGCAGCATCATTCGGCTGGGACACCTCATCGCTCGCGGGTGCCTCTACCGTGCGCGAGGCGTTGAAGTTCGCCATCGGCGCATGGGGCATCAAGCCAGTGCAACTCATGGACGTGGTGCTGTAGTGGCTCTACCCGCAACGGATTCCTTCACCGGCACAGATGGCACGGCGCTTACGACGCACAGCGCGAGCTGGACGCTGAACACAGCTGTTGGATTTACGATCAATACTAACGCGCTGCGTTCTGGGGACTCTGGATGGACAACGGGGGCAATGGCGCACTGGAACGCCGACACCTTCCCAGACGATCAATACTGTCAGATGGTGTTGTCGGCCATCTCTGGCGACGGGTCAGCAGTTGGACCGGCGGTTCGCGTCCATGCATCAGCACAAACTGGTTACGTTGCGATAGCGCAAAATTACGGTGGATCACCGCGGCGACTGGCGAAGTATGTTGCCGGG